GGGTTGCCCGTCCATTGTGCCGGCAGGTCGGCTACCTCTACGTCTAGCGGCTTGTCGCCAAAGGCGCGGGTAACGCCGGTCACAGACAGCGCCGCTAATGCGTTCTGCAAGCTCACGCTACTCATGCGATTAACCTACGCCACGGCGCCAGACGCGCCCGCACGGTTGCCGGCCAGCCTGACGGTACGGTGATGATGCCCGCATCCGGTACGGCGACGGTATCGAACACCTGCGCTTTGCGCGTTTCCATCATGTGCGCCGTCAGTTCCATAACGCCAACCTTGAACGCTTCCGGCACATCGTCAGCATCCGACCACATGCCCCACTTGCCAGTAATGGCCACGGCGTTTTCATAGTCCGTGCTGTAGTCCCACGTTACGCCGCTTTGCGACAGGATGCGGATCTGCTCAATGGTCGGTGCGTAGGTCGTAAGCGTCTTAGGGTACGTGGTATACTGGCCGCTGGTGACTTCCACCCCGTCGCCGTTGGTCACGGTGGTAATCGAGCAGAGGTCGCCCGCGTCACTGGCGTACAGTACTAGCCCTTCAATGGATTCCCCGCCTATGTCGAAATAGTGCGTGGTATCCTGATCGGCCAGCACAGTCCGGCGCAGGTAGGCATCGAGCGCATCCTGCGCCGCTTGTAGCGCACGAGCGATAAACGTATCGTCGGTTGATCCGGTGATATTTTTGTATTCGCTCTTGAACTCAGCCGCAGATACGTACAGCGTCATGGGTTACTTCCAGATAATGAACGTAGCGGTAAATACCTTGGTATCGCCACCCTGAGCCACAACCACGCGGGGTTTGCCATTGACAAAGTGCCGGGTATGGCTGGATAGATCGCTACCGTCGGTGTCCAGGTGTTCCAATGTGCGCGGGTAATACCGTTTGTCGGTTTGGCTGTCGGCTTGCACCAACACGTTGTAGGCGTTGCCGCTGTCGGTTGATTGGATGGAGCAGGTCACGTCGGCAGTCGCCGCCAGGTCGCTTATTTCCAGGTCGATACATTCCAGCCAGCCCACAAAGCCACGGTTGGCGTTGACGGTCGCGTCGCCGCTGCCGTCCGTTGTGCCGCTGAGTTTGATAATCTCGTAGTCGCTCATTAGTCGGCCTTCTTTTTTCTGCTGCGCTTTGGCGCGGGCTTTGCTTCCGGCTCCGGCTTCGGTTCCTCTATCCACTCAGCACGCTTGGCACTCACCAATCGCTCGGCGTGAGGTAGGGGCATTTCTGCCCCTACCTCGTAGTCGCCGGCCTCGTAGTAGATTTCCGCTGTCAGTACGCCACGGTAACTAGATAACAGCTTCATCTTCATGCGATGCCTCCTTACGCCAAGGTCACATTTGTATTGGTCAAGACGTACCATTCGCCCTGATAAGCGACGAACGAAAAGCCATCACCAATTGCGCCGCCAAACGTTCCAACATCACTAGCTGCATTACCGGCATTAAAACCGATGGTGGTAGCGGTGACGGTGTGCGCCGCCGCCGTGGTGCTGACTACGACGATTTCCACCCCGTCATGCGTGGTAGCGGTTGGCGCGGCTACCGTCATGGCGGCAGCGGTCCCCTTAGTAATAAACACAATCTTGCGCCCTTGGTCAGGAATGGAGATAGCCCCATTTGCCGCCGCCGCTTCGATGGTCGTTACTACGTCGGTACTTTTGGCATCACCAGCCTTAAGGTTAAGCAGTCCTGATACACTCATGGTCGCTTCTCCTTAAACGGTCAGGTTGTAAGAAATGGCCGCGCCTTCGGTGAACCGCTGAACCAGGCCGAAGCGTGATAACGCGGTAATCTCGGTGGCGTCGGCACGCGGTACGCGCTCAGCTTCGATGGTGATACGCCGCATCTCGCCCCGTCGCCACTGGTCCCAACGAACCGCCAGGATTGCGCCCAGCGTGTTGTTGCCCTGCGTGTCGAGGTCAACCTTACCCGCGCTGTTGGCCAGGAGGGAAGTAGAGCCACGATGCATTTCGGCAGATACCAGAACTTCATAGCCCCAGATGCTGGCCAGCATACCATTCTCAATCGTCGCGCCGTTGAATACGTCGCGGGTCTTGACATCGGCCAACTGCATAGCGGCCCAATGGGTTGCTGGGTCAAGCACGAAGCTCACTCGGTTGCGGTCCATCGCTTCGCGCCCAGCCGCGCCCATGAGTTTCACCGTCTCGATGAAATCGGCGCTGGTTAGGCTGCCACCGTCCCGGCTGTTAGCCGTGTTGGTGACAAGGGCGGATTTACGGAAGCCGTTAGCGGTCAGGAACCAGTCAGTAGCCGCAGGGGTGCCGGCAATGTCATTGATGTTGGTCGTCGCGCTGGCGTCGGTGTCGCCGTTCAGGGCGATGGCATCCATGTACTCGGCATGGGTCTGCACCAGGTCGTTACGCAGGTATTGGGCAAACGGCAGGACCGAGGACTCATTCACCTCACCCGTAAAGGTGACGCCCGCGCCCAACTTGGACAGCGTCATGGTGGCATTGCCGGTTGTCGGCTTGCTGGTCGTGACGGTGTTGGTCGTCGCGCCAGGATTCGCACCCTGCGCCGTAGCCTCAGCCACTTTGTAGAAAGTGGGGCTGGCTTCCAGCGTCGGGATAACAACGGATTCAACGCCCATCGGAACCGGAATCTCAGGAATGCGATTCCAGATCATCGTGGCGTTACGGACCAAGTCCCACAACTCACCGCTGTAGGCCACGCCAATCCACTCGTTAGCGGCATCGGTCTGGGTGCTGTAGACGAGTTCATTAGCCTTGATGCCACGAGCGAAGGACTTAAACGCCCGCGCCGCTTCGTTATAGGACTTGACGCTCATCGGGCCACGGTTCATATCCGCGTCACCCTCAAGCCGCATGGCAACCGCTTTGTACAGCGATTCGCTAACGGGCTTGCCGGCGGCTTTGACGATGCTCAGGCCCAGCGCCAACGCGCCAGTCTCGATATTGTCATACTGGCGAGTGTCAACCGATTTGGTGACGATGTTCACAGCCGGGGGCTGCTCGTTCACCGGCTTGTTTTCGATGGCCTCAATGCGGCCACTAACAGCCTTTACGGATTCGGCCAGTTGCCCAATGGCGGCTAATACTTCACTGTTATCAGCAGCCGGGGCGGTAGTCGTCTGTTCATCAGACATATCATTTACCTCTTCGTTACTTGATTTGATTTCTACTGCCTCGGCTTCCGTCTCCGTCGCGTCATCTGACAGGTCGCGCCCGTCCTCTTGCAACGCCTTTAAGTTTGGGTAAACCGCTGCTAGTGCCTTAATACGTTCAATACCCAGCGTTCTAGGTTCTGCCGGGGTTGGAGTTAAACTAAATTCAACAATGGGCCATGACTTGATGGTGCCGCGTTCACGGCGGGCCAGGTGCGCCACAGATCCACTTGACCAGCCCAGCACACCAGCCTCGACCAGCTTCAACACCTCGTCTACATAGTCGGCGCTGCGGTCAAGCTGGGCTTCAATCCATAGCCCTTTGGCGTCCATCTTGATGGAATCGTTATTGACGACCCCCAAATCGTGTTCAACGCCGTTTAGGGTGTGGTCATAGAAAACGAGTTTGGCCGGCACCAGGTCGAGCTTGTAATTTGTTTCGGCTGTGAAGGTGTCACCCTCTAAATCACGCCCACCAAAGACGACGCCATAGCCGCCAACCGTGGCGGTACTGTCATCCATGCTAATCAGCTTGACCGCGCCTATATTCTTCTGTGCTTCCATAAATTCACCTGAAAACAAAAAAGCGGCACACTCACCCCGTAGGGTAAATGTGCCGCGTCTATTAAAGGGGGCAGTATTAAATTAATCTACTCGGATTACCAGTACAGTCTCGCCCTCAATCTTCATTAGCATCTTTAGCAAGCCGATAAGGTGGCGCTTTAGCGTGGTAACATCCGTCGCTAGTATAGCATACTGTGTAACGGCTTGTAAATTATCGCCCATCGCGCCGCCCATCCAACTTGTCGCTTTGCTCAGGACACCCCAAAATCAGCCGCCACTCGCCATCCATCAGCGCCACGTTAACCGCTGGCTGCACCCCGTCGGGATTGTCGGGGCATCTGGCCTCGAACACTTCGCCCGGCTCCATCTGGTAATAGCCTGACGGTTCGGGTGGGGTGGAAAGTTCGCGGGCCTGGGCGACTTGTGACACCGTTAAAATTAGCAGTATGGCGATCAGCGCCTTAACTCTTTTCACCCCGTCCCCCTGTTCACCCCTGCAACCACACGCCCCGCCGCTTCCAAGTAGTCCGGCCCGCGCTCTTTTAGTTTCTTCTTAGCGTTGGGCCAGCCCCGCGCCTTAGCCCATGCTACTTGAGGATTGCCCATCAGGTAGCCAACGTACCCAGCGTTGTTCGTTAGGTCGCGTCGGTAGCTACCATGTTGTTGTTCGTCCCATCGTTTGCTAACCTGCTGGCTATCGTTGCGGTTTGGCCCGTTCTTTGGCTGCCATCCTCGATTGCGGATGTAGTAACCATCACCCCTAAAGCCCCAGGGCTGGTTGGCTTGGGTTGGCGGCGGGTACTCGTCCAGATCGGCCCGCACCATTGCCGTGACAACCTTCAACATCTTGGTTGCCGTTTCGGGGCTGACTTGCGCCGCTATGCGCTGGCGTAGGATGGTTGATTGGCGGGTGTAGTCGTCAGCCATTTGGCGGCTCCACAACCGGCGACGTAATGCACCGGCAGTTGATAGACAACTCAGGCGGAAAGATACGGTTAAACGGTGGCCGGTGATCCTCATCTGTGATGGGATACGGGCCAGAGTCGGCTATGTCTTGATGCGGCTGGCGCACGTTATTATCCTGCCGCGTTCGCACGTTGTAACCATAAAAGCCAGCCTCAGCCCATGCGGTATTTTGGCCCAGGTTAACCACCCGCGTTGTTTCGGTTGTAGCCGCTGCATTAGGGCGCGGCCCTTCCCATACGCTGCCCAAAATAGCGCGGAGGTCGCCAACGTCCCCGCCTTGCTCCCGCCAGCGTTCAATACCGGCAAAGGTGAGGCGCAAACTGTTTTCGCTGTAG